TGTCTTAGGGTCTCGTGGGCTCGGAGATGTGTATAAGAGACAGATGCTCTTCTTTATTATGACAGCTATAACAGATTGATTCTAAATTATTCATATCTAGTCTGTGTTCCCATCCATTTGGACTTCTTAATTCAATAATATGATGAACCATATCTGCTCTGGTTAACCTACCTTCATTGGCACATACCTCACATAGAGGTTGCTCCATTAACTTAGCCTTACGAGTCTTAGTCCATTGTGCGGATTTATAGAACGCATTATACTTGGCATTGAAGTCATTAGTCCTCACATGTTTATTGTACTGCTTATCAGATAAGCCTGAATGCTTGGCGCAATAGGTGGCTGGCAACTGAACCCTCTCCCTGCACATTGGCGCTCCGCATATACGTTGTGGCATTATACGTACTCCTTTCTTCTATTATATAGTATAAGAAAAGACTACTATTATTTAGTAGTCTTCTTTGGGTTCGTAATCTCTTGTGCTTCATCAACCTTAGTAGTAAGTAACTCTTCTACTCTAACAACCTTCTTCGTAGGTTTATGATTAACACAATACTCACTTGGTAGCTTAACTGTTTCATTACAGCCTTCTTGATTGCAATACATATATGCCATTTACAATCCAACCTCCTTTACTTTAATGTTTATGCCTTATGATTCAATCATGGACAGCGTTACTCCTAGAATAGATAAGATGTCTTCTGTTTAACCAGTAGATCATTTGCTTTGACAATCTCAATAGCTTCCTCAAGTGTAATCTCTTTGTTCGTTTTAGATGCTTCTAATTTACGATACTCTTCTAATAGGTCTGTTTTATTTAGGGCCAACAATTGTTTGTCTGTTTTCATTATTTAAGTCCTCCAATACTTCAGTAATATAATAAGTAACTTCTTTTAACTTATCTGTTTTAAAGCATTGTTGATTATTTTCACTTTCGAATTCTTCAACAACATATTCGTTATTCTCAGTGTCTAACCTGATATTAATTTGTGTCATTTACGATTACCTCCTAATATCCATGTCCATACAATAACCAGTTGTGCAATTGCAAAGCCCCAATCACCTTGCTGAAATAATTGATATGGTAACTTCATACCTAAATAGATAGCGATGTAACCGAAACCAATGATAATTAAAATACTTAATATAATTGATAAACTAGTGGTCAAGCCTTCTTTCATTATATCGCCTCCTCTTTGTTTCTATTATATCATAGATAAGGGATATTGTGTGAGTTGAGTAGATCAGTTGGATTTATTAATTAAATAACAAATTCAAAACATGGTATTTTTAAAAGTGACGTAAATTTGACACTAGTAAAATGCTTTATTATCAAGGTTTACAGTCATTACAATTCAATCAGTGTCAAACGGATGACGAAATGAAAAACGCTGTATCCTTACTCTCCCAAGGCTTTTACTATGTTATTGACGTTTAGACACTTTATTCTTAAGAGCTACAAAAAAGTTAGTACATCATTATGTAGTAATGAGATTTATGGGGAAGCCGTTAGACATTTTAACCGTCACTGGTCTCTCAAACGTTGATATGACGGGATTTATTAAAAATAGTAAATGTCACTGGTCTTTGCAAAGTCAAGTATATCAAGGGTTACAGCAATCGTAAATGTCACTACTATTTCCGTCACACCCACTCCGTTTCGTCACTATTATAAAATCTCAACAAAATAGTTGACAATGGTTTCTAAGCATGCTATAGTTAACTCATAAATAAAGAGGAGGAATTAACATGAAATTCAATATAATGGAGTTTAGTAATTACCAAGTAACAAAAGGAGGTATTGTATATAATAGATACCACAAACCTGTGAGACGAAAATGGTTAGGAGACCACATATACGTAACACTAAATGACACTAACAAGAAGATTCGCACAGTAAGAGTTGATAAACTAGTCTATCAAACATATGTACAAAATCCACCGTATAACTACGACTTAGAACATATAGATGGTAATGACGCGAACTGTAACTTAGAGAATTTAAATTATATCTCATCTAAACAAAAAGGAGTAAACAAATATGAAAGTAACAACCAAGAACCAACACATGATGAGAAACTAGAAGACAGAGTAACCACAAAACTAAGTCAGCACCACATTAAGTTAACACAAAATGATAACGATGTGTTAGCACTAGGATTCGTTAAACACGCGTGTCAACTAGAAAAACGTGATTGGACAATATTTAAACAGGAACTAGAAAAATGTGGAGTAAAACAAAAACGCACAAGTAACGCTCGTATTTTAACTAATCTAAAACTCATTGAGGAGGAATAATCTATGCAAGTCACATTCACTGGAGAACCACACGAAATAATGCAACAATACGCAACCTGGTTAGAAACACTTGACATTGAACAACATCTACTATATAATAAAATCATAATCACAGGAAACAAAACAGACAAACTACCATTATCAGAGTATAAAAAAGCAATTCAACAAATTGCAATTGATAATGGAGGAGGAATAAAAACCATTGATAAAGAAATCATGAGCTGCTACAATGTAGAAAAGAAACGGTTCAGCAATGGTTTCTTTATCACAGGAATCAAAATAAAAGAACAAAACAATTGACAGTGGTTTCCCAACATGCTATAATTAGTTCATAAGATAAGAGGAGGAAACAACAATGAATCTAAAGCTTAAAGCAACATTATTGTGGTTACTAGCTATAGTTGTCTCAATTACAGCAACACTGGTTATTACGGCAGCAGTAATCATAACCTTGCAACATACTGAAATGGTACTGATGACATGTATAGTATTATTTATGATATATGTATTGATTAGTGTATGGGTAAGTATCTATCATTATGTAAAATCAAAGTAGGAAAACAAATGAAAAAACTATTATTAGCAACAGAAGACTATATTATGGTAACACCTGAACTATTTAACGACTTAACTAACGTGAAAGTTAATCTACCAAGCACACGAAGTGAATACATCGTGAAGGTACCATACACTGAAGCCTTGCCTATTACAGTCTTTGGTATGGAAGTAAAGGTTATGGACTATGATACTTGGACAAAGTATGATGGTATCACACAAGAAAAGTTGAAATTAGAAGAGAAAACAAAGTTATATGAAGCAGAAGAAGCATTTAAGAAACAGCAAAATCACTACAACAAAATTCTAAAACAATTGGAGGAATGGAAATGATCTATACTAAGTCAATATTAAGAGCATTTAAAGCAAATAAAAAGGTATTATACAAACTAGTACTAACACTGGCAATCGTGTTCAGTCTAACCTATATACCACATTTAATACTTGTATATACTATTAGAACATTATGCATTGGTTTCATAGTAATGTCACTGATTACCATCACAGATATAGGAATCAAAGATGCTCATGTCAGAAGAAAGAAACATATAAATAGGTAACAATCACACTAACAAAAAGTAATATTAGTAGTGTAATCATAACAGAGGAGGAAAATAAGATGTTAAATTTTAAAGAGAATGACACAGTTATTTGTAGCAAATCAACGATACCATGGATTACACAATTTAAAGTGTATACCATTCAGAAAAACGATGAGGGTAAACTGACAGTGCGTGATGATGACGGACAGGTATGGTCACTTGAGTATCTAACTGAAACAGGAAATATATTTACATTACTAACAGAAAATATATTTAGAAAAGAACCATTTGATTTAAACAAATTAACACTTGAAGAACTAGACGAGTATTTACAGTTAGCTACAGCACTTGAAGAAGCAGAATATTTAATGAACAATTTCATTGAAAGGATGACTAAATAATGTTTAAAGTAGTAGTGACCACATACAATGATGAAGAAGGTATACAAGTAAGTGAGTTTAATTATGTTAATGAATACGCCGTAATAGATGATTATTTAATGTTAAAGGATGAGACCAATCAAGTAAAAACCTATATTAAAAATGAACAGGTATTAGAATTTGAGGTGTATTATGAATAAAATGAACGAAATAATCACACTAACTAGAATTGATGAAACTACAGTATATATAAACATTAATCACATTGCTGCATTCTATCACAACAAAGCTTGGGAATACACTATTGTTATCCTGTCAGATGGTACTCAATTAGACATAAAGGATTCAGTAGAATCAATTAATCAATATTTTTAATGAAAAAGTATAGCACAAATAAAAAGTTTGTGCTATACTAGGTACATAAATAAGAGAGGAAGATTGAAATGGAAGAGATTTGGAAAGATATTAAAGAATATGAAGGACTATATCAAGTAAGTAACTTGGGGAGAGTTAAGAGAGTTACAACAGGTAGAATTTTGAAAGGTAGTAAAGATAGAGGTGGGTATCTAGTAGTTAATTTATCTAAAAACAATAGTGGTTCTATGAAGAAAATTCATCGCCTAGTAGCTCAAGCGTTCATACCAAACCCAGAAAACAAAGCAGAGATTAATCATATAGACGAAGATAAGACAAACAACATGCTTTCAAATTTAGACTGGATGACGAGAAAAGAAAATAATAATCACGGAACTAGAACAGACAGAATGGCTAAAACGCGAAGTATTCCAATCATTGCAATCAATCTAAAAACGAATGAATCTACAGAGTTCTATGGAGCTAGTGAATGCGCTAGAAAACTAGGGTTACATCAACCAAGCATTACACATGTACTAAACGGCAGACGTAAACAAACTGGTGGATACACGTTTAAATATAAGGAGGAGCGGAAATAATGAATGAACTAACGAAAATTGACTATTCAGCACCAGTTGAAGAGTTACTACCAGTTTCAAATAAAAACTTTCCAAGTGAGGAGTTTGTGGATTTCAAATCAGAGCTAGGACGAATGTACTATGGAGGAAAAGACGGCACACAACCAAAATTTGAGATTCAACAGGAATTATTTATTGATAAATTTAACCAACTAGCATATGTGTACGCTCACCCTAACTTAAACGCGCCATACGTATACAATGCAGACACACGTATCTGGTCTGAGGTAAATCTAGGTAGTTACAAATATTCAGATTGGTATTTTGAGAACATTTTATCACCAAAATTCACACCACAATTCAGAAACCCAGAGTTTGGGAATGAAATTCGTAAGGAAATGAAGAAATTAGCACCTGAATTGGCTAATCGCTCTATGACACGTGGAGAACAGGCACCACTAGGTGACAACCCTAACCCTAACATTATCGCATTTGAGAATGGCACGTATGACTTTAAAACAAATGATATTCGTGAAACCAGATTGGAAGATTATCATACTTTACAATTACCATATCCTTTAATTAAAACAGATGCAACAGAGGAATTACTAGCTAAACAATGGATTGACTATCTATTAAAAGATCAAGCACAGACATTATATGAGTACATTGGTTACATGTATTATAGAGAATACAAATATCAATCAATATTATATTTACTAGGTAATGGCTCAAATGGTAAGTCTTATGTAGGCGGTTTTATCATGAACAAATTAATTGGGTTCAAAAACAGTTCAGCAGTTGGTCTAGACAGTTTAGCAGATAAGAACAATCGTTTTGATAAAGCTTCTTTACACCATAAGTTATTGAACTTTGAAGCTGATTCAAGTGCAAACTTTGTGAAAGGTACTGAGACACTGAAAAAACTTTCAGGAGGTCTTGATGCCGTTCACGCTGAGAAAAAAGGAAAAGATGCGTTTAGTTTTACCAATTATGCTAAATTAATGTTCTCAATGAATGAGTTGCCAGCCTTTAACGACCGCACAAATGGATGGTATAGACGTATTCTAATTTTAAACTTTAACACTAATCTTGATACACCAGAAGCACGTGAGCGTATTAATGAGTTCAACAAACAACGTGAGGAACGTGAGTCAAAAGAGCAACTAGGTAAATTTGCATGGTTCTGTATTCAACAATTTAAAAAGATTTTAGACGCTGGTACAAATGGTGAAAACCCATTCACAGAGACAGAAGATATGATTGCCTTCAAGAAAGCTTACATTGAATCAAATGACCCATCTAAAGAGTTTTTGAGTGAAGTACCTGTCATTGTGGAAGATGAAGAAGGAACCGTTAACCTAACACTATTGAAGAATATTTTTAACGTGTACACGAAAGAGAATAATATTAATAAGTCAATGAACTGGCGCACCATGAAAGAATTATTACTTAAACAAGGTTTTGAAGAAAAACGGACAAGTAAAGCACGCGTACTAACTGGTTTGAAGATTGCACGTAACGGAGATGCTGACGCGGTTAAACCTTATATAATGAACGCACTAGCAGGGACAGAGTACGCGAACATTTTTAACGATATCCAGTAGGAGGAATTATTTATGGAAGAAATTTGGACAGATATTAAAGAATATGAAGGATTATATCAGGTGAGCAACGTAGGAAGAGTGAAAAGTTTTGATACTAAAGATACGCTGGATAGAATACGTAAAGGTAGAGTTTTAAAACCACGTAGAAACAAAACGGGCTACTTACAAGTTACTTTATGTAAAAAAGGTAAGCATAAAACTCATAACCTTCATCGTCTAGTAGCACAAGCGTTTATACCAAACCCAGATAACAAATCGCAAGTGAATCACATTGACGAAGATAAAACAAACAATAGAGTTGACAATTTAGAATGGTCTACTGCAAAAGAAAACTCAAATCATGGAACACGCAATGAAAGAGTGAGTAAAACTAAAAACATTCCAATTATCGCAATTAATTTAAAAACTGGTGAGTCTACAGACTTCTGTAGTGGTAAAGAATGCGCCAGACAATTAGCGTTAGATCCAGCACACATTACAAGTGTTCTAAAAGGTAGATTGAAACAAACAGGTGGATACACATTCCAATATAAGGAGGAAAAGCAATGAACAAATATTATGTATACACAGTAAATAGTGATGAACCATTTGTTGTCAGAACAAAAGATGATTTACAAGAAGAATGGTGTATCGCTGTTGTAAAAACGAAAGGACAAGGTTTGTGGCGTTTTGAGTATGAAGGAGAAGAAAAACCAGGTAGAACACCAACTAAGTATGACAGTGTATTTAGCTTAGACCATATTGTATCTATTGTAAAAATAATTGAATAATTTTAAAATTTACCCTTGACTTATTGTTGAGGGTATTGTATTATATAAATATAGAGATGAGGGAGGGAAAACAATGAGATTACATGAATTAACAAAACAATATGAAGATTTAAGAACTGAAGCAGAAATGTTGGAATCATGGATTATGTATGCAGATTCAATTGGATTATACGCCTTGGGAAATGAATTAGAAGACAGACTTGACAAAGTTGAAAGTCTAATGTATGTTGTAAATACACAAATTAAGAAATTGGAGGTATACAAATAATGACAGTTACGATTGCAAGTTTATTATTTATGGGAGCAGCACTAACAGGTGTTGCAGTATTACTTAAATGGCTAGAAGAAGGAGGATATTAAAATGTATATTGTTGGTAGACATCCAGATCACACGTATGCCGTTGAAGTATTGAACGATAAAGGAGAATGGGTAAGGGATATGTACGATGTACCTATAGATGTATATAGCATAAAGAAGTTGGCTCAACATTATAAATTACGAGGATACACATTAAAACAAGTTAGAATAGTGAAGGTGATTTAAGATGGATAAAATCAATTACAGAAAAGATCTAACAACAGAAACGGATGAGCAAGTACGTGTTGCAACGTATGATAATGATAGAGATATTTACATTAGATTAATAGACGATGAAGAAGATTGTGCCATTGTGACATTAACTCTGAAAGAGGCACAACGTGTGAAGCGCTATTTATCAGAAGCTATTACAACTAATAAGATGAATTGGGGGAAGAATGATGAAAGAAAGTCAATTCAGTAAACAGGTGGTAAAATACTTGAAAGAAAAAGGTGCTTTAGTTAATGTAAACACCGCAAACATATTTGAAACCGTGGGGCGCAGCGACGTAGAATGTTGCTATAAAGGATATTGGATTAGTTTAGAATTAAAAGTTGGTAGCTACCAGCCAGATCCATTACAAATCAGTTACTTACAAAAAGTGCGTGACGCTGGAGGCTTTGGACTACTTCTGCGTGACACTATTCAAGAGCTTATGGTTTTATTATCTTGTATTGATAACGGAATTGAACGACAATATAAACAACCAGAATTACCAGAAATTAAAGTGGAGGCTATTGAATATGATTAAACTATTCTACTACTATATAAGATTGAAAATGAAATACCATTATAATATTACGCAAAATATGGAGATGTGGGATAAATTATTTAAGTTGAAAAAGGAGTTAACTAAATGGTTATGAAACTATTTGATTATCAGAAAGAGGCTATTGAAAATTTTGAGAGTAAACCCTTGAACCTTTCAGACGTTGGAACAGGAAAATCATATATGAGTATTGGCTCATATATAAAAAGTGGGTGTAATAAACTATTGATTATTTGTCTAGCTCCTAAAGTGTTGGATTTCGCAGAAGATGGGGAAGTATTTGGTTTGGAGATTACACCACTCAACAAAGGTACTAAAAAGAACAGAGAACTATTATCAGAATCAAATCATGTGGCTATCAGTTTTGAGAGTAGTTGGCGCTTAACTGAGTTGTTAAACTGGGTAGACAAAGACACGTTCATTATCATTGATGAATCACACAAAGTTGGTGTATCTAAATCAAAAGTCACAAAATTCGTTATGCAACTAAGTAAGAAAGCCAAGTACACGTATTTATGCACAGCAACCCCTGTAAGCAACGGTAAGCTGGAGAACTGGTATTCTCAACTCTATATCGCAAACGTGTTTAGAAAGCCTAAGAAAGAGTTTGAACAACTATTTGTAATCAAACAAATGCGACAAATGGGCGCAATGCGTTTCATGGATATTGTGGGCTATAAAAACGAACACTTATTAAAACAAATGATTGATAACGCAAGTGTGAACTATAAACGTGATAAAGGATATTTACCCCAAGATTACGTTTATAAAACGAAGAAACCTGCTATGTACAACAAGCTGAAGAAGAATAGAATTTACAAAGATGACTATGACAACATTGTGGAATTAGATAACGCTAGTAATCTATTTAACAGGCTCAGACAAGTATCACATGGTTTTCTAGAAGGTGTCAGTAAAACAGTATCTAAAGAACCATTTGAACGTTTAGAAGCAATTTTAGAAACACATAATGACGAACGTGTAGTAATTTTCTATAACTACAAAGCTGAATATTTAATGTTAAGAATGCTACTAGATAAACTGAAACGACCATATGGTACGTACAATGGCAATCTAAAGGAGTTAGACAACTTCAAAAACAATGAAAATGGGGTAGTACTAGCACAATACAAGTCAGCCTCAACAGGTATAAACGATTTTGTGATTAGTAATGTAACGATATTCAATTCTATGCCTCTAAGCTCTACAGAGTATATACAAGCAAAAGGACGCACTGACAGACATGGGCAAGAGAAAACACCACTGTATTATACTATCGTTCCAGATACACAAATTGAGAAAAAGATTTTTGAGACAGTTACTAATGGTAAAGATTTTACAAATGAAATGATTGAGGAGAGTGTGAAATAAGTTAAAATAAATGTAACAAACTAGTTGACACCTCTTAACTGAGGTGTTATACTTAGTACATAAATAAGAGGAGGACTAATAAATGAAACAATTAAGACTAAAGAAACATGGTAAAGCACCACTAGTAGCTGGAGCGTTTGATGGAGAAGATTACAAACTTATTCAATCATGGGTACAAGAAGGTGGTAACGTTGGTACACTAACTGGATCAAAAAGCGGAATTGCAGTCATTGATATTGACAACCACAATGGAGTAGACGGTCTTGGTAACTTAAAAGAGTTCTTGGAAACGTATGACATTACGCTACCAAAAACGCAAGTCATTAAGACTCCAAGTGGTGGATTACACTACTACTTTAAATTAGATGAGAAATATAATGAAACACAATTTCTTCAAAACCATCATCAACTTGAAGGTGTTGATTTCCAGACCCATGGGCGTTACGTAGTAGCACCACCTAGTAAAATTGATGGTAAGTATTATGAAGTAGTACGTGATGTAGAATTGGCAGAACTACCTGATAAATGGTTAGAAATGTTCACAGATAAAACAATTACAAAAAAGAATAAGAAGCGCGAGAAGAAATGGACTGGTCAATTAATGGAAAGTATACTTAATGGTGCAGGCGCTGGGTCAAGAAATATATTTTTAGCCTCAACAATCGGTAAGCTATTCGCAACAGGAATGGATCATGACGCGGTTAGGGTATGGAGCTTATATGTAAACCAGATTTCATTAAATCCACCACTACCAGAAGAGGAGGTGTTAAGAACATATGAATCAGTTAGAAAGCGTGAGATCAGACGAATGGAGGAAGACTGATGAATGAAATAGTATTGGACGCATGTCTGGATAATGGGTTACAAGTATGTATTTGGAGAGATGTTGACAACGCAGTGTGGGAAGTGGAGGTGTTTGATGAAAAATACAATAATCAAGTATATATTGAAGTATTTAAAGACGCCAGAGGTGTATTGGAATATCTAAAAATACTCAAAACACTATAAAAAATAGACTAGTCAATTGACTAGTCTACGAGAGGAGGAAGAGGAGGAATTCTCCCTATAAATAATTATACCATAAAATAAAAGATTTGTGTTGACATTGAATCAAGAATATGATATTATTAAGATATTAAAAAGAGAGGATGTTATAAAATGTTTAAAGTTGGAAATACAGTTAGAGTTAGAGTAACGGAATACAGCAATAAATCTAATGAAGATGAAGAACTACAAAACACTAAACGTTACAAAACCCCTTCAGGTAAACAGTTATTTGACGTATTAGAAGACGACTTACTAACCTATGAAGAATTATGTGGTTTCTACAAAGCGAACATATATAAATATACCCATAGATATAAACAAAAAAATGGCATTGAAGATTTGAAAAAAGTGAAGGTATATGTAGACCAGCTAATAAAATTGGAGGAAAAACAAAATGATTAAATTTGAACAACTCTCACCACCATATGATAAATACTCAGTAACAAATGAGGGGCATGTGATGGATATTGACACAGGCATGTATGTCAAGGAAGAGATTGATTATAAATCTGGTAAACAATATGTTGTACTACATGGCTCACATAAGAAATCACGTAAGTTTTTTATAGCGCCAATGGTTGCAGAAATGTTTGTTCTGAACAGACATAACCTTGGTTACGTGTATTATAAAGATGGAAACGTTCAGAACAACCATGCTGATAACTTGGGTTATGCTATCAATCCTAAAGAAGCTCAACAAAGAGTAGCACGTCCTCACAGATTAGAGGTAGAGGAAGAACGACACGAACTCATCATAAAAATAAACAACGCTTGTGATAAAAAGGACTATAGAGAAGCGAATCGCTTGGGTAAAATACTATGGGAATTGGAAGGAAGTTCATATAATGACAGATACGAAGAAGTTTGACTTTGACATTCATTACACAGGAAGTAAAGGAAATTCAGTTTCAATCTATTATGGTAATTTAGGATTTTTAATTGACATTGGTAAACCATATAAATATATTGAACCACACTTATACGACAAACAGTTTATTTTAATATCACACGTTCATGGTGATCATCTTGTCTATACAACATATAAAAAGATTAGAGAGAACTTTCCACATATCAAGATTTTATCTAATAGTACAGTTAATGAGGCACTAATCAAACGTAAATTACCAGATGTAGATATTATCTTCAAAGATGACTTCCAATTTCAAATTGGTGAAGTTAAATTTACAACTCTACAAAATTATCATGGATCAGGAGAAGACTTCACTGACACCCATGGTTTCATTCTAGAAAGTCCTTCACAGAATTTGATCTACGCAACTGATTTAAGTCAATTGGTAGATTATGAAACATATCTATTGACAAACAACTTAAAACTTGATATAGTATTACTAGAAGCTAACTATGACCCTAAAGTCATTGAATTCTATGAGGCAACAAAAACACATACAGGATATGATGTTTTCAGCAACGGCAGCTACAGGCATTTAGATACTGAACAAAGAAAACTTTTTGTTGACAAGTTTGGAAATAATGGTTATACTGATGTAGAGCTTCACCAATCAGCAACATACAGAACATTTGATGGATTGATTAAAAAATCAAAAGGAAAAATATCTAAAAAAGATGTTGACAATTATTTAACTAGGTAATATAGTTAGTTCATAATATAAAGAGGAGGAATAACAAAATGAAATACCAATATGGAGATTTAGTAAAATTCACAAATAATTATGGAATGCACGCCCAACAAGGTGACACAGGTACCGTTCAACACGTAGACAAGTTTGGTAATATCTTAGTGTTAGTAGAGACTGGAGAGTTTGCAGCACGTTTTGAAGAAGTACGTGAAGAGGATATTGAACTGATTGACCGCTTGAGTGATGAAGATTTGGATTTGTTGAAGGAGGAGCTGTGAGGATGAACTATAAGACACTTTTGAAATTAGACTATGGCTACACTGAAAACCAGTTGTTTGATGTAATTGAGAAGTATAAATGGTTATTCAAATTAAACTATACGATTGATGAACTTTTTGCAGTAGAGTATAAACGCCTTCAGATGGAGGATGAAAAATATGGCATTTGAATTATCAATTCAATCTACAGGTAAACATGAAATACAATTCATTGGCTACGAAAAAACACTTGACGATGTTAGGAGATTAGCTGAACGTATGAAAGAGCAAGAAGTGAATGAGGAAAACATTATAGAAAACAAAAAACTTCTTGCTGAAATTCGTAAAGAAATTAAAAAATTAGACTCAGAACGTCTAGCTGTTAAGCGTGAAATTATGACACCCTATGACGAACTCAATGAGAAAATAAAAGTATTGAAAGAGGTACTTGGTGAAGGTGAGGGTCATATTAATGCACAAATTAAAGAGATTACTGCACGTGAACAAGAACAACGTAAGTTACAAATCAAGGACTTATTTAAAAAATATCAGAAGTCATATAACGCTCCACAGTGGCTTACTTTTGATAAGTTCATTGCAAAAAACCCAACACTAATTACTAACAAGGCAACCAGTAACAAAAAGATACGTGAAGCAGTGGTTTCTTATTTTGAAACATTTAAACAGGACTATGACCTATTAAAAACACAATATCCAGATAAGGATGATCGTTCAGCTATTTTGATTGCCTACTCTAAAAATGGCTTTAATATGCAAGAAGCTATTTTAGACTATACAAGTATGATTGCTGAGAAAGAACGTCTTGAAAAAGAACAGGCTAGAGTAAAAGAAACCAAAGTACCTGATATTGTCATAATCACTGGAAACGAGCAAAAACAGGAAGCTCCCAAGCCAGTTGAATATGTGACAATTAAGATTAAGAAAGAAGACTTGAAGAAACTTAAAATTGATTATGAGATACTTTAACAGGCTACACAAGTAAGGGAATATATGCTATAATAGATTTTGTAAGAGAGAAAATAAAACAAATTAATTGGAGGAATTAAAATGTCAGAATTGAAAAAAGTAATTATTGTTAGCTCAGAGGAAGATGATATTAGTGTGAAATTACAGGTAGCCAGTGAAGATTATAGCGCTATCTATGAAGCAGCAGTGTTTAAACAAACATATGATAAAGACTCTAAAACGTGGAATGACTTCACAGATGAAGACACAAAAGGTAAAGAACGCTTAGCTAAAGCATTAGAAATTTTAGGTGGATCATTTGACAACCTTGAAGATAAAGAACTAGAAATGTATGTAGATGAAGAAACAGGTAAAGCATACTTTGAAGAAGTAACATCATTTAAAAAGATTGAGAAACCACTTGTTTCACTAAAACGCTTGAAGCAAGTTCCAATTGTTGAAATTAAAGACTCAGCAAAGGGACGAGCAGTGGTGGTAGAACATGAGAGTAAGTATTACTCATTTAACTTTAACTCTGGGGTATATATTGAAAAATTGAACAAATTTATTCAAAATCAAGCGAAACTTGCAAAAGCAAAAGCGAGATTTAATGAATTATTTGAAGATGTAAATGTTACTTGGGATACAGCAGAAATGGCGATTGGTATGATTGTGGACTGTGTAGTAAATAAGAACATGCTGGATCCAAAATCACAATATGGATGGTTAGAGGCACAACCACTTGATCCAGACGATCAAAAAGAAGTAGTATCAGAAGATGAGTTACCATTCTAAAATAAATGTAAAAGAAGTTGACCTAATGGTTGACTTCTTTTTTTATCAATGATATACTTAATTTGTAAATAAGAGGAGGTAATTAAAATGGACATTGGAAATATGGTAGAGCTAAAACGAGACAATCTAAATGGGATAGGTAATAAAGGTGAAAAAGGAGTATTATTATATAAGCTGTATGAACCAGTGGATGGTTGGGAGTGCGTGGTTAAGTTATACAGCGGTGCAACAGAAGCATTTCTAGAAAAAGATTTAAAATTAGGGGTAAAAACAATTGACAAAGTGAGCTTTGCATGGTAGAATTAATTCATAAGATAAAGAGAGGAAGATTAAAATGACTAAACAAAACCCAGTATTAGAAACATTAAAGAAAATGAACGCACCACATAAGGAGGAAAAAGAAATGACTAACGATCAGTTACAAAACGAAATTTTAAAGGAAAAATTAGCGCAGCTTAAAACCATGAAGGAGGAGTCTTGCAAGCCAAGTCTGATGGTCTATCTATTACTAGCACTCTTCTTAGGAGGAATTGGTGCCCATGATTTCTATGTTGGAAAACCAGTAACAGGCTTTACTAAATTAGTGTTCTGTTGGACAGGTATTCCAGTAATTATTTCAGTATTCAATATTATTGGTGCGTTGATGAACAAACAAAACTTTAAATAGTAGGAGGAAGATTAACATGATGTTTTTAGATATATTAGTACTTACAGTGAAAGATGACGATGGAGTAATCATCAACAGACATTTTAATGAGGTGTATGTAAAGATTGATTCATCTACAATTACAATTAGTAACAAGAAGAAAACGATTGTTGTTTATAATTTAGATGATGTATTATATATGCAAACACAAGGCCATCCAAGACACTGGAGGTTGTTTGTATGATTGAATATTGGGTAGATGTAAAACACTATGAAGACTACTACGAGTGTTCAAACCTTGGTAGAATTAGAAATAAAATTACAGGAAACATATTAAAAGGATGTATTAATAAAAAAGGATATGTAAGAATTAGTTTAACATATTATAAAACTAAGAAATTTGCTCACGTATTAATATTAGAATCATTTTACAAAAGACCGTTTAATAATGCTCAAGTTAATCATATAGATGAGAATAAAACTAATAATAAATTGGATAATCTTGAGTGGGTTACAAATAAACAGAATGCCAATCACGGAACTAGAATAGACCGTGTGACAGAAAAAATAAAAAAGCCTATATTCTGTATCACAAACAATACAGAATACCCAAGTATTAAGGATGCAGGTAATGTGTTAGGTATAAGCCCATCTAGCATCTGCAATCAACTTCAAGGCAGATTAGGGTATCACTGTAAAGGACACAGGTTTGTAAGATTATGAGATACACAATAGAAAGTGTAATAGAATTTATATTTTGCACTTGTGTATTAGCAATAGATGTGGTATACTATATTATATTCAAACGAGAGAGGAAGTAAGGAATGAAAAATATTGCAGAATTCAAACATGCTGAAAAGTTAGCAAGTAAACTTTTAGAAATATTTGCAGCACTTGCTGGCAATGGTAAGAGTTTTGACCCAATGATTGAAGGAGTCCATCAAGTGGTAGTGATTAAAGCAGAGGAACGACTAAGCGCTAAAGGTAAAGAAATGAAAGAGATTAAAGTACGCAGCACAAATGATGGACGTGATGCGACATTTTATATCATGAAGTTCCGTAAGCAAGATTGGAAAACTTGGGAAAATATAGAAGTTGGACAGCAACTAAACATCACTCTAAAATACAATAATGGTTTTCCAAATGTAACAATCAATCAAAAAGGAGCAGTAATTGACTTATTGCCTGAGAAACCAAGCACGGCGTTGACAAAACAAACAATCTACATCTACGATATTGAAGTATTTAAAAAAGATAATTTGTATATATTCAGAGATTATTTCACAAAAGAATGGACAGTTATTCATAATGATTTAAACTCTTTACGTAAATTCTATCTAGCGAATAGAGATTCATTGTTCATTGGTTATAACTCACACTCTTATGACTCAAATGTAATGCGTGCCCACATGCAAGGTAAGAACCCGTATCACATATCTAAAGCAATCATTGAATCAGATGATAGAGGGTTAGTGTACAAGATGTTTGATACAAAGAAAACACCACTGTTTGGGATGGACTTGTATCAAGACAATAGAGGCTTCAGTTTGAAAGAGCATAGTGCTTTCTTAGGCATCAATATTAAAGAAACAGAGGTTGATTTTGACTTAGATAGAGAGTTAACAGAAGAAGAGCAAGTATTGAATGAACTTTACTGTAAAAACGATGTATTAGCTACTGAAAAACGTTTTGAGCAAAATATAGGTATGTTAGTTGCTAAGGCTGCAATTGCATTATACTTTGGTTTAGATAAAATGGCACTCTCAATGACAAACGCAAACTTGACTGCTGAACTATTAGGGGCTGAAAAAACACCTGATAGAGGTGACGAGTTAGATAAGTATGAACTACCAGAAGGATTTGATATTGAGTCAGAAACCATCCGTCAAGGGTTTATGATAGATGAATTTGAAGCTAATGATAAAGGACATGCTAGTATTTCATTAGATGTACCACGTAGAGATGTAACAGAGGTTTTAGGAGTAGGTGGTATACATGGTGCTAAGGAGTCATTTATTCATGTAGGTAACTTCCATGCACGTGACGTTGGTTCATTGTACCCTAATACAATGGTATTGTTTGACTACTTATCAAGAAATATTCCAGAAGATAAACGACATATCTACCAAATGTTATTAGATGAACGTATGGAAGCTAAGTATTCTAATAAAGAATTTACTGAAATTAAAGGCGTTCAGATTCCAACTAAGTTATTGATTAATGGGTATAAACTACCTCTAAATACTAAATATGGTGCAATGGGGGCTGAGTTTAATAAACTGTATGATCCACGTATGAGGCTATTAGTATGTATTACTGGTCAGATGGCTATGTGGGATTTACTAGAAAAGATTGAAAACCATGCTACTATTATTCAATCAAACACAGATGCACATTATTATATTCCATTTAGTGAGGAAGATGAAAAAGCCATTGATGAGATTGCAAATGATTGGATGAAACGGACGGGTTACACTTTAGATGATGATCCATTTAGAGAAATATATCAAGCCAACGTAAATAATTACTTAGCTGTCACAACTGACGGTCAAGTTAAGTTTAAAGGAGCGATTGGTTTAACTAATGGTTTGAAAGTATCTAAAGCAATTGTGTCAAATGCGTTCATTAACTACGTGGTTGGCGGTAAAGACTATAAAGCGTTTATCAATGAATGTGACGAACTACGTCAGTTCCAAATGATTACGAAAACAGGTTATACTTTTGATGATACTGTGGTACGTGACAGTAACGGTAATGAAATGAAAGCACAAAAAGTGAATCGTACATTTGCAATAAAAGACCCTAACAAAGCTGTTGAAATATTCAAAGTGAAACGTGGAGCGGTTATTGAAGAGGAAGGTACAACTATTGTTGGTGACGATTCTTACACTAAAGGATTAGCTAACGCACCTGAGTATTATGCCATTGATAATGAAGCTATTGGTGAAGGATGGATAACTCTTGATGACATTGATAAAGAGTACTATATAAACCAGGTGGAAGATTTACTAGTAATGTGGTTTGGCACAAATTGGAAAGAAAGGATTGAGCAAGCACATGCAAAAAGAACCAAACTTGGATACACGACTCCTAGTGTCAGAAACTACATTGATTAAACACTTGACACCTCTTAACTGAGGTGTTATACTTAATTCATAAAGTAATAGGAGGAAAATAAAATGATTGATGAAGACTGGAAAGACATTACAGGTTACGAGGGATTATATCAAGTGAGTAATTTGGGTAGAATTTATTCTTGTAGATGTGATAGAATACTAACGCCCAGTGGTGATAAGTATTTGCATGTAGTGCTGAGTACTAATAATAAACCTAAGACTATATTAATACATCGTCTAGTGGCAGAAGCGTTTATATCAAACCCAGAAAACAAGCCGCAGATAAACCATATTGATGGGGATACAACTAATAATACGGTTGATAATTTAGAATGGATGACTGCTCAGGAAAATATAAATCATGCCTACAAACAGCTTAACAAGATAGCCCAAGTAATTGATGCTCATAAGGCTAATGAAGTTCCATGTCAAGTGTTTGAAAAAGAGACAGGAAATTCAATGATGTTTGATAGTATTAATAAAGCAGAAAAATATTATAGTGTATATCCTAATACGTTCAGTAGAGCATTAAATACTCAAAAAGGAAATATGAGAAAGTATAAAATTAGAAAGTTGGGTTAAAAATGATTAAAATTTATACTAAAAACAATTGTGTTCAGTGCAAACAAAGCAAGTTATGGTTACAAAATCATGGGTTAAATTATAAGGAAATAAATGTAGAGGAGGACTTAGATGCCTATAATTATTTAATGGCTAACAACCTTAGAACGTTACCAGTAGTTTTTAATAATGATGATTTGATTGCGATGGGTTTCCAACCTCAAAACTTGAAAAATTTAAATAATGAAAGGATTTGATTATGATTATTACATTAGCTGGAGTAATTGGGGTAGGTAAGTCCTCAATGACAGACCTATTAAGTGAATTACTAGAAACTAAAGCAGTGTATGAACCAGTTGAAGAAAATCCTCTACTAGAGAAGTTCTATGCAGATAAGAAAAAGTATGGTTTTCTATTTCAAATTGACATGTTGTCAAAGCGCTTTGAACTTATTCAAGAAGCTATGAGTGTCAAAAATGGCATTCTTGATCGTTCAATTTATGAGGATTCTATCTTTTTAAAGCAGCTATATGATGAAGGATCTGTGAACGAGTTAGAATTGGAGGTCTATACAAAACTATTAAATCGTATGTTGAAAGAACTAGAACCATTACCAAAGAAATCACCTGATTTGATGATTGTTTTAAATTGTAGCTTTGAAGAAGAGATTAAACGCATTAACAAACGAGCAAGAGATTTTGAGAAAGTTGAAGAAGATACTGAGCTATATGAATACTTTAGAAACCATCATGCTAACTATCAAGAGTGGATGAATAAAGATCTAGGCTTTCCTAAATTAATCATAGATGTAACATCTCTTGACTATGTGAGTAATCAAGAACATCGTATTAAAGTGCTAACAATGATACTAGACGAGTTAGTTCATGTGGGAACCATTAGTGGTGAAGAACACCGCTATTTTTCTAAAAAGCATGTATCTCACGAGCATTCTAAGCACTTTAAATTAATCAAACAAGGTAATTACCCATTTAAATACAAAAGAAAACCACTGGCTAATCCAGTGGTTTTTTATTATAAGCTCAAATAGATTGAGTCAATTCGTACGTCATTCACAGCGCCTTCACCGTTAGATTTATTCGCTCTACGTAAGATCACATCTACTTTTTTACCTTTGAACTGATTCTTATTGACTGTTACATCAAACCCAAGCTCTTGCCCACCTTGATACCCATAGGCTTTCTTCACATCTGGGCGTTTAATGCCTGCAGATTGAACACGTGTCAACTCTTTGTTTGTTCCATGTTGCATGAAGATAACATAAGCATATGTTCCAATAGCACCCTGAGGCTTGTCAGGAACTAACCAACCAGCTACACGAATTTGGTCTTTACCATAGCCATTGAAGTAGTCAAGTTTACCCCAAGCATTACCTTGGTGTTTTGCTGGACTTGTAGCTACTACTTTATCATGTTGACTTGGATTAGATGGTGTTACGTTTGCGCCACTTGGAGGTGTAGTACCTCCACCAGTTGAGGCATTGCCATCTGGTTTTAAGTTAGGGTTATTGTAATACTTAGACACTTTACCAATAACATAGTCCTTCATAGCATTAGTTACATTAGCTGGCTGTGCCTGTGTTGAGTTGAAACCAGTGTGAATAATCAATGAACGTTTAGGACATTGTGTAGCTGAAAATTCATGATGTAAACGTACAGTGTTGCGATTGACAGGCAATCCGTAATATTTCAAATCCTGTGCAATTTGCCAGAATGTATTTTCTTCTGCTTGCAAGAAATCTGCTAGTGGTGTTTGATCATTTCCGCAAACTTCATAACCAATGTAATTCATATTGCCGTCACTGTTTGCTGTATGCCATGCCGCATTAAATGTATCTTCAGTACGCCAAATTGTGTTTTTGTCAATATAGTAATGTGCGAAACCAGCGGCCAATTGATTATTATTCATTGCTGCTAAACGGTTAGCTTCTTGCTTGGCTGTAGAGTTACCCCATGTATTATGAAATACTACACCTTTCACTGCTCCGCCTCTACGTCCAGCAACACCACGTGTTACTGTTTGATTGATGATTTCTACCATGTTATCACTCTCTTTCTTATTTCTTTGGTTCTGTATAATTCAATACTTTTTCACTATCTGTAATACCTTTAGTTGTTGGGTCTGGGATCATGTTCAATGCATTAATCACAGTTAATCCTAAAACATAAGGATTACTTACTGCTCTGACTAATACATCCAATAACGTATCAAAGGATGTAATATCCTCAAACTTCAAACCAAAGTATGCTAAGATAGGTATTAATAATGCGCCAATAAAACGCAAGATAAATGTTAGGTTGTATTTGCTAAAACGAACTTTCCAGTTAATATTTTTCATTCTACATCACTCCTAATTCATAAATAATGATAAACCAATACTAATTAATGCGCCAATAACTGCGCCAACGGTTGTACGTGTTAACCAAGTGTAGCTGTTTTTCAAATCAGCCAATGCTTCTCTATTTTGCATGGACATGCTGTAAGCCTTATCTGCTTTTTCAGATTGACGTTCTAAGCGACTTCCATACTCTTTTAAGTCAGCTTTAATCTCAGGTATATCATCTAACTTTACCTCAATTCTTGCTAACTGTTCTTTTAATGAAACAAACTCCTTATCGTTTAAGTTCATAGCAAAACACTCCTATTCATTTATCACCTCGTTTCCTAGGTATGTAATCATTATAACACCTATATAAGCGAAATAGTGTGTCTCTCACGAGCATTCTAAGGTCAAGTACATTTTTTGAATGGGTGATTAACCATTCAAAAGCAAATAAAGAACCCTCATTTAGAGAGTTCTTCTAGCTCGTTAAGTCTTTTTTCTAAGTCTGTAATGCGTTTATTAAGAACACTAACTTCATCACTAACCCATTCTCCTTTTAGCCAATCAAATCTTGGATTAATTAGTGTGGGATCTGGCTTTAATCTTGTGAATGGAGAACTAACTGGTAAGCTTGATGGTACACTATAAACATTATAATATTTACCTTCTTCATTTAAATTGTCTAAAGTTTCATAAATTTCAATCATTAATATCTCTCCTTTTTATTATGCTAAAGCCCAAGCTTGATTGGTAAAATAAGTTAATGACCCTTGGTAGGTTTCAGTCGTTGTTGAACCTCCAGGTACTGATGGAATATAAATAAAATTGAATGAAGGGTCAGTATATAATGAAACAAATGAACCACGATAACCCGTTGAAGCTAGATATGCTGAGGCATCAATATAACTATATGGTCTGTAGCCATTAGGAATATTTGATAATGTAATCCATCCATTAGCTGTTAATCTGTCGAACTTAATAGCGACTGTCACTATTTGTCCAAAACGTCTATATTCAACACGACCGTTAGCATAGTTTGTTGTGTTTGGAATTGTTACAATTCGTTGCTTAATACCACTCATTGATTCCAATAACTTGGCATCTAAAACGCCATTATACGCACCAGTACTATCAGTTAAGTTCAGTTGTAGTAATCCACCAGAAAGCTGTGCACTACTCTCACTTATTTTAGTACCTTCTTCATTATACAGTTTTTGTCTAACTTCCAGAGAACCTCTTGTTAAGTACGCTTCGTTTTCTGCGAATAAATATAAACGTTCGCCTTCTGTGTTTACTAGATAGTAAGAAGCCACTTCTGATAAAGCACCTTTTGAAATAGATGTTTTACCATCGCTCACAACATCAACTCCTGCAACAACATTATTGAAGGCATTAGTAAATTCAGAACCATTGATAGTGGTTCCGTTAATCTCCCCACCTGTGATAATTTTACCAACTATATTTTCTGCAATGATACTACTATCAAATGCAACTTCTACCCAGTGTCCATTTTCAGCACTATATGCATTTGTAGCTTTACCATTAACTAGCTTGAACCATACATCACCATCTTTAAATGTTGACGGTTCTTCCTCCTGCATAAAAACTGTTCCTGTAGATGTTTTAATTATCATATTGTTTAATACTGTTTTTCCATTGACAATAGCCATTATTTACCTCCTAATCATTAGTAGCTGAAACTTCATACGTATAACGTAATTCAGAGCCAGCGGTTACAGTTATAGATATTCCTGATTCAGTGAAATCACTGTCTAGAGTACCATCTAATTTATATCTTATCCATTTAAAATCATGAAACGATGATGTCACATCTAAACTGCCTTGCGAAATAGTAGCTGTTAAAGTTATTGTACCCTCTCCATTAACGAAGAATGGTTCTGATTGGGTAATATTTACAGTGTACGGTACATTTTCTTTTATTTTATTATTAAACTCATTTGCCCAGTCACGCATAATGTCACTGATTCCACTTGGTACTTGAACAAAATCTCCTAATGTTAAAACTGTTTTTTTTGTTAAAAAATCATATTCAATGATTTGTACTCTACTATTTAAAAATAGTTGTTCGTTTTCATCTACAAGATATAATGTATCTCCAATATTTAAAGAAAACGGAACATTAGCAACATCTACGATATAATTAACAATAGGTGTAGAATATTTTTTAAGGTCTGCGATAGCTGATTCTAATAATGTTTTTTGTGTATTGGCAGTATATGTTTTTAGTTGAAGATAATAACCATTGTTTGAGCCAGGTCTTCGCCAATGTGTTATATTGGCTTTATCATGGATAATACCTGTTGTATAATCCAAGTAAAATCTTCCATCAGGGTCTGTCCATTTATAGCCTTTTAACGTTAGTGGTTTATCTTGTCCATCAACAACGCTTCCTTCTGCTTTACTTGCATTGTACATCTGGTATAAATCTGTTTCTGTTGTAATAGAATGAATATCTTTGTCTACATATAATTTGTGAGATGTATCAGCACCCACTCTTTTTCGTATGTCAATAAGCCAACGTGTTACATTATTACCAACTAATTCAAATCTGAATTCTAACTCAACGTCAAATTGAGTAGCTACTGACAATATCCTTTCTAGTGTCGTTGCATCACCTTCCCAACTCAACGTGCGTTTACTATTTGGTATTTCATTTACACCAATCTCAAATCCACTATCATAGATAAAGTAGTTTATATACTCAGCGATTGTTCGTTGCGATTTTGGATCATATGCCCCCGTCGTTTCATTTAGTAAGTCAAGTGATCCACTCTCTAGTTCCATGCTGCGAATGCCAGTTACTGGGTTATGACTAGCTTTCATAATAACCATGACACTGGTTTTATTTTGAGAATCTTTATATAAAATATAGTTACCAACAGCACATTGTTTGCTTAATTCCAAAGAATCATTTTTTGAAAAATGTACATCTACTTGTAACGTTTTTGAACTTGTGCTTAGTGTTGTAGTTTCATGTGCTTTACTAACATGATAACGTGTGTTTCCAGTTGTTGATATGATAGTCTGTAGATTAAAATTACGGTCTGTTACATAAAATTCAGTCAATAATATACACCTCCTATTTACTATTATAACACAATATTAGGGGGTTGTACACCCCCTAATATTCTTTTAATTCCACGAGTCACTAACCACACAAACCACGTCAGGGTTATTAGCCCATGTTGATAGTACAGGTTGGACCACTGTTTTACCAACAGGTAAGATAAAACTTTCCCACTGATTACCTACTACATTCAATTCATTATTGATAATCCCATTTATAAATAAGCTTCTACTTGCAACATCTATTTCTACAATATCTCCATCTTGAAAGTAGTTTCTAATATCTTGATAGTATGACGTATTTAACCATCTGACTTGTATGTGTCTAATTATTTGAATCGCATGCGGTTTGTTTGAATATCGTTGCGCCCATACTCCTACACGCATCCAATTCGTTGAATCATTCTCTTCAAGTGTCCAATTAAATGACTCTACGGTGTCTGCAATAACTTGCGCATATGTTGTACCTTCATATTTAGCACGTTTTGTAGTGTGTACTTTAATAAAATTCCATTGTAGTTTTTTACCTCTACGCAACATTACAATTTCATATTCTCTACCACTAAATCGTGATTTGTTAAGACTAACCTCTCCAAGTTTACTACCTTTATACCATAATTCAAATTGAATAGTATTAGAAACAGCATTTGCATCACTAAGAATTGTCGTCATGATTGGACTTCCATTTTCATCAAAAACACTAAATTCATAGCGCCCACGTACATACTTAACATCATTATCAAACATAAACGCCATTCGTGCTTCTACTTCATTGTTTCTATCGTTGTTATATGGTGGCTTGATATCCATCATCATAGTAGGACCATGCCAAACGCCAATATCACCAACTCCTGCGTAGTGAGGTGTTACAATATTTACATCAGTTGTCATATCCCAAGAGCCTCTTACTTCGTTTGGTGGTGTTGGATTCCAAACTGATTTGAAGCCAGTATTAACTGCTATTTCTGGGTTTAATGTGTTTCCCCAAAACGATTGATTTACACCTAATTCAAGGGATTTCGTAGTATCTTTACCGTCTACGTTTTCAGGGTTACCAAATTGTAGTATAGACCCATCTTCATGTAGTAACCCCACTAGTCCATTTTCTCCATGCATGGTAAATTTGAATTGCGGATATGTTTCAGCTGTTCCATTGTTATATACTTCTATGATGTCAGAATATCCTGCATCACTTGGTGTATACTCAACAGCATTGATATATGAAGGACTATATCCCCAATGATAATCTTTTGGATTATTTGATGGTGCTGGTGCGATTCCTTCATATTTGTAATATGGAATGTTTGGTGTTCGTATACCCCCTTTTTCTATTTTGAGCCATTCGATCTTACAGGCACCTACCGTTTCACGTGGTATTTGATAAATAGTCACTAGTTTTGGCGATGTGGTGGAAACTTTTGTAGGAGTAAAACTACAAAACCATACATCTGTTAACCCCTCAACTGGCGCAAAATATCCTAGTGGCGTGTTACCATCATTGTACAGCTTGAACGTTTGAGTTGATGGTTTAGTGGCTTTTATCGTGATAGTATACTTTTGACCTACCTTAAATTCTTCTAACATATTTGAACCATACAACTGATATGCACTGGTTTGTATTGGAAATTTTACTGTAGGATCAGCAATATTCTCACCCAACGGTATTTTACTTAAATAATAAGGATTCTCAAGTAAGTTAGGTTGATATGGTGTGGCTGTTGAGCCTTCTTCAAGTTTAGCGTGTCTCAAGCGTAACCTACCAGATAGGTGATTATTAGCGTCTTTATTTTGTAGCATTATAAACCAGCTTTCAGCGTTATCACTCGTAGCAGTAATTTTAACGGTGCCAGTTAGTTTTTGCCATACACCCTTAGCAGTAGTTAATGTATTACGCGTATATAGTTCTGATACCCAGTTAGGCATTTTAATATATCTTAGACCTATCTTACTAGGGTCTCCAGTGAAATCATCTTCTAACATAATTTCTACACTAATGGTATATGTTTTTCCTACTACCAGAGCTGGTTGACTTTTCGCTTTGAATATCTCTAATTTATGGATTGGGTCAAGCGTGACTACTACCTCGTCACCATCATCCACAACAGATAAAGCACCAGTACCTTGCGAGAAGCTGTCAGCGTTTATACTAGCCATTAAATTCGGATTCCCACTATAGTCATAGTCACCAAAGTCGATGCTGTTACTATATGCCTTTGCCCCCACACTTGGAGCAGTGACTGTTTCACCAATTGGTGGTAGGAAACTAACCATTGGTTTACTCCATTTAATAAGATTACTTCCTCTGAAACCATACTGCAGATTGATAGAATTTGTATTTTCGTTTTCAATTTTAACAACTGAACCATATTCAGTGAACTCAGTAGTCACTTTTTTAGGGATGTACACAATGTGTCTTTTAAGTATTGCTCCCTTCACTGTATCCCACTCTTCTAGTATTACTTGTCCAGCGTAGTCTTTGTTATTCTCTTCATCAATTGATACTACTTGTGCATATACACTAAAATTGACTTCATCTCCAACTTTTAACTCATTATTATGAATGGTTGTGGCTGGACTCCAGTTTAGCCATCGTTCATCTGAATTTTTATCACTTTCAAAATTCAATGGAATGCCATTAGTGAAATCAGCTTGAACCACATTAGAATCATTAAACTTCTCATCTAACTTCTGTACCCACGGCTTCAAGTATTTACCAATATTTTTGTACTCACTATCCAATACTAAGTTTTTGCTAGTTGCATAAACGTTCGTATATGATGATGGGTTTATATTATGCGCTAACCCATCAGGAACATCAAATGTTAAAGTTAACGGTGTGTACTTAGGGTCAGTTGCATCATATTCTTGCATGCCACTGTAAATGGCATTGAAATATCTGTTTGGGAACATATCAAAAATCAACTGCTTTGGTTCATTAGTGTTTATTATTCTGACTAATTCATCTTTAGTGCTATAAATGTCCATACCTGAGTTATCTTTAATCATGAACCCATCAATTTGAATGGTATTCGTTGTTCTACGTGTGTTTAAAAATGTTGAACCATTACTATTACCTACTTGTAAGAGTTCGTTTTCTTTTGATAGAAATGGTATTGTAACTTTAGCTATCTGAAATAAGTGTGACGTTTCTTTACCATCAAAGCTAAAGTTTTTTAAAAATGCATACTCCATGTAATCACTCCTAATTATTTATATTTCTATTATAACATAAAAAAGGGGGGTTATCCCCCTTTTTGTTTTATATTAATCCCATTTGTCTATTTCTATTACGTGTTGCTGATTCTTGATACTTTGTAATTTCTTTACTTACCTTATTTCCATCAAGTTCAATAGTAGCTGACTTATTAAGTAAAGCCACTAAGAGTTCATTTTGTTGTTGCATCAAACTAATCAATATAGTTAAGTCTTGATCAGACTTACTACTACTCAATGGTGTAGGTGAAGCATTATTTTTACCAAGTTTTTCGTTAGCATATGCCAATAGTTGCATAGCTCTTGAACGCTTAAGTCCTGAACCAGTGAGCGGAATTACAACTTCTTCTTTGTTACCTTCGCCAACCATTGCCATGTGTTGCTTAGTAATTATACCACCATTTTCATAACCAACTCCACGATATGCTGCTCCTAGACTACCATATCTTGAAAGTGCATATCTGATTGAAGCTAAGATATTAGATAATGGGTCATAGATGTTACTGTTGTGTCCTGGCATTGCATACTGTCTAAAGGTTGGATCAATTACTTGTAATAGACCTTTTGAAGGTGTACCATTCTTGGCATTGATATCCCAGTTGTTTATTGCATTAGGATTACCGTTTGACTCTGTTCGCATTTGGTTAAGTAATGCATTTAGATTGCTTGCTGAGTATTGACCCGTCATTCTAAGAGCTTGTGTTGCGATACCTCTCCAACGGTCTACACCACTTCCCCCCACGCTATCACCTGAAATTTGAGTGTTTTGTGGGTCTTTCACACCGTTTAAATGGACATGATCATAATGATCTCCATCAGGCCATGGTCTCCAATCATTATGAATACCTGTACCTGATTGTCCTGAACGGTCACGAACTTTACCATTAGTTATTACGTAACCAATCTTAGATGCAAATTTATCAAAAGCATAGTTTGCTGCTTCTGTGTATTTACTTGACCCACCAGTAACTCCTGGTAAAGCAATATCAATTGCGTTACGTTTACCATGTGAATATGGGTCGCCTGGTCTATACCCACTAGTTGCCACAAAGCCTGGGAATTTCTTCATTACAGATTTAGCAACATCTGCTAAATATTTATAGACACCATTGGTTCCTATAGAGGTATCTAAGTTACCAGATGAGAACAAGCCAGTAATCTTTTCAGTCAGAGCGCTTGTTGCTTTAGATAGAATACCTTTACCAACATCCAATGGATACTTAGTTAATCCGCCTAATACATCTAAGCCACCCAATACTTTTCTAGCCAATGCGCCAGGGTCTGAAATGAAGTCCCACACATCACCTACTACGTTTTTAAGTGTGTTTCCTACATTACCAGCAACATTTTTCACACTGTTCCACATATTACCAAAGAAGTTAGTACCTTTTTTGTAACGGTATTTAGGAGCTTTAGAACCTTGAAGCTGCGCTGTTTCTTCTGCTGTCAAGACATGCGTTCCTTTTGGTGCATTTAATACTACGTTACGTCCTTTAGGTATGAATGCTCTACCATCTGGTGTGATAACTGTTTCTGCTCCACGTCCATCATTGACCATCATTGGGCCATTGATAGGGTGTCCGCCAGCTGGTGTACCTGTAGCGTATTGTGGTACGTCCCACTCGGTTAGAGGTTCTGCGCCTAATTTTTCAAGAACCCATGAAGCCCCTTTGATGATTCCATTCACTGGTTTGCCAATGGCTTTTAAGGCTCCGTTGAATACATCTTTGAATGCGTTTGTAACTGCATTTTTACCATTTGAAATAGCTGTTCCTATTTTGGTAGGCAAGTCTTTCATCCAGTTCACAACGGTGTCAATGCCGTCGCTGAATGACTTCTTGATTCCTGTCCATGTTTCTGTCACTGCTCGTGATACATTAGTTTTTATTTCTCCAAATTTGTTCCACACGTTGACCGCCCACCCTGAGATTTTACCCCAAAGCCATGACATTACTGCCCACCAATCTTTAAAACCTTGAATCAGTCCATCTATGATTGGTTTAACAATAAACCATACTGTCTGAAATGCTGCATTGACTATTCTTCTAAAAGTTTCGGATTTTGTATATGCTACTACCAAAGCTCCAGCCAATGCGCCTAACGCTACACCAAGCGCAATAAAAGGGGCTGTCAGTGTTGCACCAGTAATTGCCATCAACATAATTGCTACGTTCAATGCTTTTACCGCTAATGTAACTCCACCTATGATACCTACAAGCCATGTCAGTGGTTCTCTGTTATCTGCAATCCATTTGGCAAAGTCTCCTAATTTACCCATGAAATTAGCAACAGAAGGAATTGCTTCTTCTATTTTGGTACTTAATGTATTGATGAACCCAGTGATGTTTTCAACGCCTATTTTTTCTATAATGCCTTGAATTGCGGTGACTACTGTAGACTTCAATCTATCCCATGAGCCACCTAAAGTATCTGTTGATTTAGCGGCTTCAATCGCTCCAGGATTCATACCTAACTCTGTAATGGCTTGATTAAACTCATCTGAAGAGATTTCTCCTTTTTCCATTGCATCACGAAAGTTGCCAGTGTATGCTCCATTTTTTAACATAGCTTCTTGTAATAGCCCTGAAGCCCCTGGTATTGCATCTGCTAACTGATTCCAGTTTTCAGTCGTTAGTTTACCAGCTCCTGCTGTTTGCGTTAACATCATAGCAACAGACTTAAAGGTTTCCTCTGATCCACCTGCTACCGCATTCAAGTTACCTGCTGCTTCTGTTAGTTGCATGTAGTTTGGAATACCGTTTGAAGCTAACTGCGCTGAGGTATTCAGAATATCTTCTAATCCATAGACAGTAACATCTGCGTATCCTTTCATCTGTGCGGTGGCTTTTTCTATTTCTTCTCCACCAAATCCTGCAAAATCCATGCTCTTTTTAAACTTAGAAACAGAGTCTGTAGCAGTGATTGCCTCACGTGTCATGTCGCCTATGAAACCAGTAACTCTAGATATGGCGCCACTGGCTAAATTACCTAGCGTTGTACCAATAGCATGTCCAACTGTTGAAAAACCTTTCATTGATTTTTCCGCTTTATCTACTCCTGATGATAATGCATCCAACTGTGAATCTACTATTTTTGACTGTCTACCAAATTCTTGAAGTTTGTTTTCTGCCTTTTCCACCTGAGGTGAAGCTTGTCCAAACTCTTTACTCATTAAATCTACGGCTGTTTTCTGAGCTACAATTGCTTTTTCAGTTAATTCAGATTGTGTTTTTAATCCACGCTGTTTAGCGTTAAATGCGCCTACTTTATCTCCAACACTATTGAATGCTTTAATTTCATCATTCATAGCTTTTTCATTATCTTTTAAAGCTTGCGTGTATTTATCTACACCAGACTCTGCTAAGATGTAAGCTTGCTTAGTAGACGTTAACTCTTTTGAATATTTATTATATTTTGCGCTCGCATCATTGATTTGTTTGGTTACATTTGATACTTGCTTAGATTCTTTTCCATAAGTGGCAATGTAATCTTCTCTACGTTGTTCAAGTATTTGCACTTTTTTTGCTTGAAGTTCTGTAGTAGTTGTCAAGTCTCTTTGCTTCTGTGCAAGATCACTCATACTGTTAGAGCCTTTTTCCATTGCTGAAATATTGGTCTTCATTGCTGATTCTGTTTGTTTAATTGCTCTGTTCAGCTTATCCAATGTGTTTATAGATTCGTCTATTCCGTCAAATCCAATACCAAACTTCATATTACCAACGGGTCTATCTGCCATTAATCATTCACTCCTTTGTGTACTTTCTGTATCTATTATAACATAAAAAAAGACACCTTAGGATTCCCTAAAGTGCTTCTCCCTTAGCTTTGGCAAGCTCTGCTGGATTCATAAATGTACCAAAGAAGTCCATTGCATCTTGTACCTTCTCTTTCTTTGGTTTGCTGTCTTTCGTAAACAGCTCCATTAATAAATTATAATCTGCGTTGTTAATCTCTGATAGAGACCATACTCCTGACTCGCTGGATAGAAGGTCAGTGTACATTTTATCCAGTGCTTCAAGGTGTTCCTCCCAGCTTATTTCTGAGAGGTCTTTTTCTCCTTTTTTGCTTGTACTGCTTCTCCACCGCCAATTGCATTAAATACTCCACCAAGCGCTTCTTCTAACTTATCTGCATCAACGCCATCAATGATTGTGTCAAAGTTTACTTCTGGATTGTCAAATACATCAGCCACTAACATAATCATTGTGTCAATTTGTTCTAATTCTGTCATTTGTTCTTCGCCAGATTGTACTTTTTCCATGCGTGCTTGGAATTTTAACATTTCTCGCATTGATCGCACTTTAATTGATTTTTGTTTAAACTCTTTTGTTTTTCCGTCAATTTCTAATTTTAATGTAATCATCTTGAATCCTCCAATAATTTTATTTGTCTACTAATATAGTATATCATATAATCCCTTATTTGTGGATAATAAAAAACCTAACCAATTAAGGTTAGGTTAATTCATCAACCGCCAACAACGTTGTTTACTTTGTCAACGAATTTATCCAACGTAACTGTTGCTGATTCTACGGCATGCATGAATGCAATACCACGTGAGTCTGTTACAAATGAACCTTCAATAGATTCAGTACCAGGCTCTGTTCCGCCTGCTTCAGTTGTTGCAAGGTTCATTTCTGGATGACTGAAACGTCCTTTTGTTAGGCCTAGGAACACATCTTTACCTTCTGGATTACTTGAAACAAATACCACTGACACGTAAGGTGCTTCTGTGTCTTCACCAACTGATGCAATCCCATCAGTATCACGAGTAATACCTAAAATCTTTTCATAAACACCATTTTTGTAAAGGTCAAACACGTTAAGTGTTGCTTGAACTTCACCAACACCTTTAGCACTAACCCAAATTGGTACATTAGATGCATACACTGTTGTTTGTTCTGGTGAAATACCTGTAATACTTGACTCAATAGTACCTCCACCTGTTTTATCAATTGTTAACTTTTCGATTACGCCTTCAGCGTTTTTTACACTGATGATTGCTTTTTCGAATCCGATAAGCGCCATACTAAAAACTCCTTTTATTTTTATTTTCTTACTAGGTTAATTATAGCATATTATCAAGGGTTTGTGGCTTATTTAAAAACAATAAGTAAACGTACATTTGTGATGTGATTTATATTTTCCATTTAGACATTTGTTAATATGTCCTCTATCAAAACCAAGCTCGTCTTTAATGTCTGTTACTAGCTGATAGTTACGTGTATTACCATCATGAAATGTTACTTCAATATGTTTGTATTTAAACCCTAAAATTGTCTCTGCTTTTCTTTTCTGACTTTCTTTTGAGAAAACTTGGCTTTTTCTGCATTCACGTATTTTTTGCTTTGATTCTACACTATGTCTTCTACCCCGCATAACACCTGCTCCGCCATGACAAATATTATATCCTGTTCGTATGGTATCATAGGCTTGAATTAGTTTTATTTCTAATGAGTCAGCCTCGTCTTTGTTTAGTTTATCTGCTATAATAAAATGATTAAAGTTATCCCATCCGTATGTCTTGATTGCTCTATAAAAATGTATTGAGTTTGAATATGTTGAACCATTACCCCATCTATCAGAAACTTTTTGACATGTTTGTCCAACATATTTTTTACCATTAATTTTATTTACATGTAAATATACTGTATACATTGAATCCCTCCTTAGTATACAGTATATCATAGTTTTGGCTCTAGTTGGTTAAATAATTCTTTGTGATATAGTATAACGTTTGATTATTCTACGTCCACGCTTCAAGTCTAAGTCTTGTGTTTCTTCTGTGTAGTCACATTGAACATTATCAGCTCTCATTACTTCATCTAGTTTGAAATAATATTTACTAGCCTCTTCCACATCTCTAACCCATACATCAACTTGAACTGATGTGTTTAGATAATTAGGATTCTGTGAAGCGTATGAACCATACTCTCCATTGATTTGCACAATACGTCCTAGAGGGTATTGGGGGTTTGTTTGTTGTTCTTCTTCAACTTGGTTAACAAACCAGTTGATTTCAGGTAGTGCTTGTTCTAATGTTTCTGCAACTAATAAAATAGGTAGTTTCATCTGCTTAATCTCCTTCTCATCTCATTTTGAATTATTGAGGTTACCTTATTCTCAATGTCTTTCATTGTTTGTTGCATAAATGGTTGAGGTCTTTGTTTAATTGTACCATATTCCACAAAATGCACTCGCCATGCAACTTCCTTGTCAAATCCAACTTCTGACATTGGATTACCTTTGTTTGGCTTACTGTAGACAATGTGGTCCTTAGCATGGTCACTGCTTATGTCTGAAACAGGTGTCTTAGACTTCAAATGTTTAGCAGCATAGTCTGCAGCTAATTCTGTTGATTTCAATTGTGCTTCAACGATTCTTTTATCTACATTATTCAAATATTTATATGCTGATTTAAAATCTACGTAGTTTTTTTTACTCATCTTATTCCTCCACTTCTTGGCAAACCAGTGTGGTGAAATCTCTATCAAATGACCCTTCTAAGATATTGATAATTCTATACATGCGGTTATTGAACATAATTCTGTTACCTACCTCTACGAATTGTCCTGCATCATATCTGATGATAAAGTTTGTTGTGTTCTCAAGCGTAGTACCAAATGTTTGTTGATAGTCTTTGAAATATTGCTGTTTGACTGAACACCAGATTGTTTTAATTGGTATCCACTCCATTACAACTTCAAAGAACTCGTTTCTAGTTTTCTCTTGTTTCATAATTTGGATACGTCTATCTAATCGTTGGACTTTGATGTTTGCCATTATACAAGCCCCCTCAATTGATGAATCATAGCTGTGATAGTGAATGGAACTTCTGTAGTACCCTGAGCAGCTGATACAACACGTGTTTCATACCATAGTGCTACTAACATGAATACTACTGTATCCACTCTAGGATCAACTGGTAGCGTTTCAAGATCAATTGTACCCAGGATAAACATCTTAGCGCCTTCTAGTAACATTTCAATATATTGGTCATCCTCATCATAATCAATACGTAAGTTGTTTTTGATTTGGTCTACTGTTAACATTAGTTAACCTCCTTATTTTATTGATAAAAAAAGAGATAAGGCAAGTGCCTTACCTCTTAAGGTTTAATCTACTCTCCTGGAACTACTGTAGGTGTGAATGTGATATATTTACCTGCTGCAGGGTCAACTACTTGAGTATCAAAGCGCATAGCCACTGCTAACACTTGACCATAGTACATGTTTTCTACCCAACGTACAGATGTGTCAACACGGTCAAAGAATACTGCATACGCACTTGGTTCGCCTAGGAATGCAACTTTAGCACCTTTAGCACCGCCCAACAATTCGTCAGATACGATTGTTACTGGTAAACCAAGGAATGATTTTCCTGATTTAGCTGTTACGTCTGGTTGTAACAAGTATGTTCCATCACCGTTTTTCAATTTATCAACTGAGTTATAGAATGATTGAGATACGATAAACTCTAAACGATACGCAGGGTCAAATCCAGTGTTGATAACATCTTTAATATCATCAATTCCTTTTGCTGCAACTGCTGTTGCTTTACGTAATTCAACTGCGATAGCATCGTTAGCTGTATTAAGTGCTTGACGTTGGATATGACGTGCAATAATTCCGCCTAAATCGTCATCTGAATCGTCTAAAGCTTCTTGGGCTACTGCTAGTTGTCCACGGTATGTTTCTACATTATATTGGACTTCTGTGAATTGAGGATTTTCCAAATCTGGATTTTTAAGTAATTCTGCAACTGATGCTAGTTTTGCTTGGTTAGATTTCAAGATTGGGTATTTACCAACCGCGTGAGAAACTTTTTGAACTGTTACGTGACGACGTAAGTCATAAACTGTTTCTGGTAATGTACGTGCTTTTGTAATGATTTCTTCTGGAATGATTGCTGAGCCGTCAACTGATTTCATCCCAGCTAAGTCTGCAGGTAATGCACGAGTTTCTGGAAGTGAACCTGTTTGTCTTCCGCGTAAGTAATTTAAGAACCCACGTACTTCTGATTTTTCATTATTTGCTACTTGATTTCCATCTAATACAACTTTTTCCATATTGATTTCTTCTCCTTCTGGCTCAAATGAGCGCTTCTCTTTTTTATTTTTTTTCAATTCATCTAAATCATCTTTTAAATCTTGGATGTCCTCAATATCTTCTTTAACATCATCCTGTAGATTTTCCTCATGCTTGCGGTCATCATTTTCAACTTCTTTGTTGCCTTCTTCTTTTTCAATTTTTTCGTCTGCACTCAGATTATCTTTGTGATCAAGGTCGTTTTCAACGTTTTTTACTTCGTTATCTTCTGATGTTTCAAGTTTTTCTTCTTTTTTTTCTTGAGCATCTCCACCTTTGATTTCAGCGATTAAAGTTTTGGCTTCATCTATGTGACCTTCGTCAATAAGCTGTTGTGCTTTTGCTAACTTTTCTTCACGGTTCAAATGTTATCACTCCTTTATTTTCTTTCTGAATTAATTATAACACACAATTTAGAAGTTGTGGGGAACTACATTCCCATCAAGTCAAGTGTCAATTGTAGTTTTTGTTTTTCTAATTCGTTAGAAGCTGACTCCATTGAACGAGTAGCCACACGCACGTCTGTGTCATCATAGGCAGGAATTGAAACTAGTGAAATTTCAAACAATGAACCAATCTTATTGATTGAACGTGTCATCATTTCTTTACCTTTAGTCCATTTGTCTTTTTCTACTGTGAAACCAAACGAGCACTGGTTTAAATCTCCACGTTGTACCAACTCCATTGCATCACGCCCAACTGACGTGTTTGGAAGAACACAACGGAAATGTAATCCAATATCATCTATTGTTAATTTCAACGTTCCACTTGAGGTACGTCCTAATAATTTGCTTGAATCATGGTCTAAAAAGCAACGTACATCACTCAAGTCCACACCATTCAATGCATCTTTACTAATTGTTTCTGTGAATCCTCCTAAGTTACGTGACTCAGTATTGAACTTGAGTGCATAACCTTCCACTACATTACTCTCTAATTTCTCCACTGTATTTAAAGCTCTAATTTCCAAATTAGTTTTCATTCACATGCACTTCCGTTTCTTCTTTATTGTTTTTTTCCGTTCCAATCAATTCATTTCCTTCATCAATTGAATCAAGACCAAGATATTTACGGGCATCGTTTACAGTTAGTGCCTTAGCAAACTCAGAATTAACTTTACCACTTGCCACGTGACGTAATCTATCTTCTTTAGTGTCTTGCATTAGTTTTTCTAAGTCTAACTCAACTTCAACACCTAATTTCATATTTATTTCATCGCAGATACTTGCTTCATACATTGCAATTGTGCTTGTAATGTAAATGTCATTTTGTCCTTTATCAGATGAGTTAATAAGTTCTTGCCCAAACCTGTTAACTGGAATTCCCAAAACTTTTGCGATTTGTTGTGTACTAAATTTGTTTGCTTGAATCAGTTTTAATACTTCTGTATTAATGCTTGATGCAGTGTACTCTTGAGTTTCATCAAGAACAATTGTGCCTCCACCGTTATTGGCTGTTTCAAATCCTTCTCTGATAGTTTTTTTAGTTGCATTATCTACTGCACCATTTTTTAGTTTTAGAATACCACCTGAAAATACTCCACGCGAAAAGAAGTCATTAAGTACTTTTAAACCATTTGTCTGTAGCTCTACCTCACTTTTGAGTGCCAACAATGGACTACGACCAAGCCAGCCATCCAGTGTTGCCATTTTGAAATGTAAAATATCATCAGGCTCACAGTGATACATTATTGAACCGTATGGCATAGTTACATCATAACGGTAACTACCTGTATTCATATCTTGAATTACATTGACACATTCTGTTGGAACAAATTCTAATTCACTAACTGTACCATCACCTTCACGATGAATTAAAACATATGCATTACCTGTTAAAATTAAATTACTTACAACAGCATACATCATTGTGTAATGTGATTGGTTTTTTCTTGGTACACGATTCAATTTGTAAAGTAAATTTTCGTCAACTGGCTTATCTTTTCGTCCTTTGAAAGGACTTTGAGCAATATCTCCTGCAATGATATTTACTCCTGTGAAAACGTCAGAATTCTCTAATGCTCTAACTCCTGTATAATTTGTTCCGTAAAAAGTAGTATTACCGTTTACATAATCAATAAACTGTTGTTCATTGAGTGTTCTACCTTCATTCTGTACAAAAATTCCCATTAATTTACACCACCTTTGCTCGCTTCAACATATAACACTACAGTTGGTATGAAAAATAATACTCCTACTACTAGGAAACCAACTGGCATATTAATTAGAAATGCTGCTGTAGCCACGCTGATAGCTCCAATAGCATAGAAAATTGCTACAATTATCGCAATAATACTCATTTTTACACGCTCCTTATAGTCTTTATACTATTATTTTAACATAGAATATAGTAAAAAAGTAGGGAATATCCCTACTTAATCACAACCCAAATCCAAAACTACCAGACTCAATCAGGTCATTTAATGATAAAGCATCGAAATCGTGATACTGGGCATCCACCATGCAGTTAATTATAGCATCAAGTGCATCAATTTTGTTACGATTTATAGCTTTATCTACAGCATATGCATCATTAAACTCTCTCAATTGAGCATTATATGCTGCTCTAGTTAATAGTGGATTGTTGTTGTGCATAATTTCTTTGCGTAGAATCAAATCTCTTAAGTTTTTAGTTGGTGCTGATAGGTAATTTATTCGTTGAGGTATCTCAATTAATTTATTAGGATAAACTTTTGACAACTCAGCTACAGCTCTGTTTGCTAAAGCAGGGTCATAGTAAATACCTAACAATTCTAACTCGTTTGTTTCCACAAAGTCTTCTACCCATTGGGTCATTTGTTCTACTTCTATGATACCTTCTGGATGTTCTGACAGATGTATTAATCCCATTTGTTCATATTGCCTGTATGGTATCTTATCTATGGATATTTTGTAATCAATACCACCCACTGTGCTTACGAACCCATGTGAGTCCATTAAAAGTTTCCTCTCTTCATCAATTGGAACAACCCACGACACCGCAGTCATATCTGAGGTTCTGGCAATATCTAAACCAATATACACTTTCCGTCCTTTAATGTCAAATTGTTTTGGTGCTTTAATGGCATCCCACTGTTCTTTACTAACAAAACTATCTTTTGAGGATTGTACCCAGAAATTTTCTTCTTTTGTTAGCCATCCTGATAAATCCATCTTACCTTTATATTCATCAAGTGAGTTGCGTTTGTGTTCCATCATTGATTCATACGCTTCTGGTATTTCTAATAACGGGTTTGCTTTTATCCAGTTAGCTTCATCATCCACTTCTGAGAGACTATCCATCTCCCAACACAATGCTAGATAGGCATCTGCGTTAATCTCTTCATTCAGTAGTTTTTCAACAAATGCATAATCTATAGTAAACATAGGACCATTTAGATTCTTTGTTGCTGTGGATATCATTAGAATTAGACCTTCTACTTGTTGTGCTTGAGATGATTCTAATACTTGAATAATTGCATCATCTTTAGCTTCACCATATTCGTCTAGGATACCACATAAAACATCTAATCCATCTAATGTATCTGCATCACTGGACAATGGTTTAACTGTTGACTCATCGCTTGCTTCGATATCATATCTACGAATAGTGGTTCTTTTCTTAACTTCTTTTGAAACGCTACGTAATGCCGTTAGTTGAGATTTAAGCATTCTAAACACAATACCAGCTTGTTCCTTAGTATTTGCGGCTGCTACAACTTGACGACTAGCTGCTGGATTTTTACCGAATAAAAACTCATATAATGCTATGCCTGATACCAGTAGCGACTTACCGTTCTTACGTGCTAGTGATATATATGCTTTTCTAAAACGTCTAGTGTTATCTCTCTTTTTGCGCCATCCATAGAGTAAACCAATGATGAATTTTTGGAAGGTGGCTAACTTCATAGGTTTACGACTCTTAGGGTCAGGTAGCATCTCCATAAACCTAATAATGGGAAGTGCTTCTTCTGGTCTATAAATATATGGATAGTCTGATGTTTTAGATAATTCAACTTCTCGTTTGTGGCGTTCAATAGCCTTCTTAATTTTGCTTCCTACACGAATTTCCACTTTAATTGTCTTATATTTACCATCTTCAACAATGTATTTTTTACCTTTAACATATCCTTTTTCAATTAATTCTATATAATCTTGCACTGGGTCAAACATGTATGTAACCTCCTTTTATACTATTCACTTATATTATAGCACAAAAAAAGACCCACTAGTTAGCTAGACTAGTGGGAGGTTAGTGTTTAGTGTCATGAAATGGTCCGCATTATTAAGAGGCGCATCATGTTCGTGTAAGAATATTATACCATAAAGTTTTAGTTTTGTGTAGGTTATCCCTCAAACATTTTTGCAAAGGGGTCAAGTACTTCTTTTTCTTTCTCTGCTGGAAGAACAATCTTCATTCTTGAATTGATTGTTAACCCAAGGTCGTTGGTTGCCGTTTTAAGCTCTTTTGAATAGGAGTTCATAGCATTTACCCAAGGATTGGCTTTGCCTGTCTCAGGGTCAATAGCACCCATCTGTGCCACTTTATCTACTGCTTCTGCGTATAAGTAATTGTAGTTACAATATCTAATAACTGTATTCACATCTAATTCAGAAATAGGTAAGTCTCCTACATAAGCTCCAATACGATCCCACTCGTTAAATGCTTGTGGTAATAAACCTGGTGGGTAAAAACTAAAGTCTAGTTTTTCATAGTTATAAAGTACTTCTTCCTCCTTCTCACGCTCTTCTCGTTGCTGAGTGGTCAAGTTACCACTTTGAGCGCTGAGTAGCTTACGTGGTCTCATATGATATAACCTCCTTTTTAATCTGTCCAAGTCGTAGTCTATAATCAAACCCACTACGTGTCAATCTTAATTTTAACATTAAAGTGTTTTTATTGTAATAGTGTTCATTATATAAATATTTAATAGTATGTTTTTTGATTCTATTATTTACATAAATAAAGAAATTACTATCATCAACAATATACGATCTATTACATTGTTGTCTAATTGTTGGTTTTGGAACACCTGTTATATTACTGGCTATAACGGCATTTAGATATTCTGTTTTAACACCATTCACCACATGATAAATTGGTTTTGATGTGTTTATGATAGTACGCTCTATTTTTGTTCCATGAATGGCGTTTTCTCTATTTGTAACCCACTCTAAATTATCAACTCTGTTATTTGTTTTATTCTCATCAATATGATTTACTTGCGGTTTGTTTTCTTGATTAGGGATAAACGCTTGAGCTACTAAACGATGTACCGCATGTGACTTACGAACTCCTTGACTATCACGCAAATTAATACGCAGATAACCTTTTCTACATTGTTTAGGTGTCATGTTTTTATCACGCATATACGTGTATATATTACCCAGATTAGAAATTTTATATCTACCTTCATATCCTTTTATATCTTTCCAAACTTCTTCCATAAATAAAAATCCTCCTTTGTGTATACTATTATTTTAGCATAAATAAACGAGTGTGTCAACTAAAATTTATAATCCTCCTTTGGTGCTTCTGTAATTTCAAAATGACGATTACGTCCACCTAATTTCGTTTTAACATCCTTAAAATATCCACGTTTCTTTCCATAAAACTCATCAGCTTGAAATTGTGATTTAAACTTACGTGTTTGTCCTGTTGCCAAATCTTTCACGTACACTGGTTTTGGTGCAGGCATTTATTCTACCTCCCTTATTGTATTGTTGAGTTAAAAGCTAACTCCCTTATACGTATAATTATATCATATAAAAAGAACCCTGTGTACAGAAACCAGGGTTCAATCTTGGTTATAGGGGGGAACAATCGTATAAGCGAAATAACATACTATATATAGTATGAATCCTTGATTTTCAACACAAGAAACCAGAATTAAATCACGTTTACGAGGGGAAAAGGACGTTTTTGAAACTTCATTTCTGTCTCT